TTGCCTTACTTGCAGGCTCACCAAAAATAATTATTGATATCGCTTGCTTTTCTGTGATAACATCACTATCATTGTGTTCGGGAATCATAAACAACCTTGGAGAGATGAATGAGAGTTACAAACAAATACGACCTACCAATAGCTTTAGTGAGAGCAATGTCTAGAGACGATTACACCAAAGGCAAGTCTGATTATAGTGTCACAGGTCTTTTGACACCACCTAAAGTTGCACTGTTACGAGAACAGTACAACGACAGGATGGAGATGGACATCTCTGACAAGATGTACACTTTCCTTGGGACTGCACTGCATAAGGTGATGGAAGACACCGTGATGCCTGAGAACTGCACCTATGAGGAACGTCTCTATGCAGATATCGATGGGACAACCATCAGCGGTGCTATCGACATCCAAGAGCGCATCCCCGCAGGAACAATCGTTTGGGATTACAAGGTCACCTCTGTGTGGTCGGTGATGAACGAAAAGGCCGAGTGGGTTCAACAACTCAATATGTATAAGTGGTTCGTTGAGACAGTAAAGAAGGAGCGGGTTGTTGGGTTAAAGATCTGTGCCTTCCTACGTGACTGGAGCGGCAATAAGACAGGTGAGAACTACCCCGAAGCTTCTATTGTGATTGTTGATATCCCTTTGTGGAGTGCAACCGAGGCACAAGAATTTATCCGTAACCGTTTAAACGCTCACAAGGAAGCAAAGATGGTTATGGACTTCGGACAGGAACCACCTCCCTGCTCCGACAAAGAACGTTGGATGTCGGAAACGACATTTGCCGTGAAGAGAGAGGGTCGCAAGACTGCGATCCGTGTATTAACCAGTGAGCAAGAAGCCAAAGAGATGGCAGAAAAGGAAAAAGGATATGTCGAAACAAGACTCGGAGAACCCCGCAGGTGTGCAGGAAACTACTGCGGAGTTGCAGAGTGGTGCAAGCAATATCAAGGAGAAAAAAATGGATCAAACTGATCTTTTAAAGATAAACGTCAATGACCATACTGAGAAGAAGAATGGTCTTACCTACCTGTCATGGGCATGGGCTTGGGCAGAGGTGCTAAAGGCTGATCCAAAGGCCAACTTCAAGGTAGAGATGTTTGATGGAACACCTCTGATGTTTGTAGGTAACTCGTTCATGGTATGGGTAACCGTCACCATGTTTGATAAGCCCATGACCTGTATGTTGCCTGTCTTGGACTTCCGTAACAAACCAATCCCTACACCTAACTCGTTTGATGTAAACACATCCATCATGCGCTGCTTGGTTAAGGCGATTGCCATGCACGGACTTGGCCTGTATATCTATGCAGGTGAAGACTTGCCTGAGACGGATGTAGATGCCGAGATCAAGGAAACAAAGCCTGTTGCCAAGATGAAGCATGTTGCTGTCCAACCCGCCGAGTGGGACAACAGTGACGCAAGCCGTAACGCATTTGCAGGGATGATGATTCAGTTCACATCTACCTGCTCCACCGTTGCAGAACTCAGTAGCTACTGGGCAAGCAATAAGCTGCAGCTTGACTCGCTGAAGCAAACACACCCTGAACTTCACGCTCAGGTTCTTACTAAATTTTCTGAAATCAAAAAAACCTTACAAGGATAAATCGTGGCTACATACAACACTCCCTACAAACCACTTCCCGATTCCGGCTCTCTTAACAAGCAGACCACAAAGAACAACCCTAAGTCTCCTGACTACTGGGGTGAGATTCGTGTAAACCTTAAAGACTTGACTGCGATCAAAACAGAAGATGGACTGACCATCATTAAGTTAAGCGGATGGAAACGTGAAGACAAGAATGGTCGCACGTTTCTTTCTTTAGCTGTGAATCGTTTTGTTCCACAAGAACAAGGCGGCAGTGTTCGTCAAGAATCACAGGCCCAAGAGTTTCCTGAAGAAGATATTCCCTTCTGATCATGGCACTGCAATTTGAATGCAGGAAAGTGGCGTTGAAACAAGATCGAACAGGTTTTGTTTTGACTCTATCTCTACATCCCGATGAGGCTCCCGAAGAACTGCTTCGTGATTTTGTTGGGGCACGTTACATGTGTGTCTTGGCTCGCATCAAAGATGATGAGTCACACACAGACTACAAGAACCGAGTAACGATTGCGGGCATCCTGTGTCGCAGTCATGTCTTCCAAAAGTTCTTGGAAGAGATCTACTCAGGTAAACCTTTGTCAGAAGACGAGACTGCTGAGTTGCTTTGTGGTCTTTGCAAGATTGAATCTAGAACAGAACTCAATGGCAAAGATGAGGCGAAGAAAGCTTTTGACGGCCTGTTAATTGAATTTGAAGAATGGAAAAAAAATGGCACTGCCTTTTAAAAAACTAAAACCCTTTATGACTTACCTCAACGAGGATGAGCACATCCGATTGAAAAAGTTCTCTAAGCAGAAGAAGGTAACGATGGCTAAGGTTATCCGTGAGGGGATCTTGATGCGTATGGCTACAGACAGTCAGTATGTGTCAGGGTTCAATGATGGGATCAGTAAGGCTGCGGATGTTGTTAAGTCAAACACTGCGTCTCAGATCCGATTCCCTAGCGGTCAATCCTTTGCAGAGTTAATCTGCGACGAATTGTTTAAACAAACTATGCAGGAGGCAAGCAATGAAGTTGTTAAAGGGAAATAGGAATCAGTGCCAAGGCTGTAAAGAATACTTCAACAGCACGGGAGCATTTGATAAACACCGTACAGGCAGCTACGGTGTAGATAGACGATGCAGAACTCACGAAGAGATGACTGAGATCGGCATGAGTTTAAACAAAGATGGCTACTGGATCGGGGAAAAGATGTCTGAGTCTTACATCAAAGACGGGGAAAAGGTTTAACATTTTTTTGGAGAAAGAAATGAGCAAGATAAGAATTCAATTGGTTGAAGACGAAGAAACCCCAACAGTGTTCGAGCGGTTTTGGGACAACCTGATGACGTTTGTTAAGTGTGTAGGGGTCTTTGCCGCCATCTGCTTTGCCATCGGCTACTTCAGCAGCACCAAGGCGCAGTCTAAGCAGTGCGAACCAACTAAAACTGTATTAACAAGGAGCATATTCAAATGAAAGAATACTTGATAAACAGAAGCGACACACTGGCATTTCCAGTTCCAAATATGAACACAGGCATGACCCTGCGTGATTACTTTGCAGCCAAGGCTTTGCAGGGGATATTGACGGACGCAGAAATTGCAATGGGCATTTCTGAAATAGCAGAACTAGCGTACAAATACGCAGACGCAATGATGGAGGCTAGAGAAGCATGAGAGTACGACTACGGTTAGACGCAGATGGTGAATGGATTGTCGAAACAAAATGTTGGTATGACATTGGCTGGGAGTATGAAAGGCGTTTTTGGGTTGGCGACGTTGATAAAAAAGCCGCTTACGAACAAGCCAAAAATTACGCACAGAATTTAAAGTATCCAAAAACCGAGGAAATAAAATGAACTTAAAAGAAACGATAGCTTGCGGCGCAATGGCAGCAATAATGGTATTCCCCGTTTTTGTTATTGTGGGTTGCCAATCTGATGCTGACATCGCATCGAAAAACATGAGCAAAGCCGCTGACAACTTCGAGGTCTCACGGCGTGTAGTTTTCTACAACGGCGTAACGGGCGACTACATGATGACCATTGAGGGCTTATGTTCGCTTGGCAACTACGACAAGGCGAGAGAACTTTCACTGACCTGCAAGACAGGGCCGACTACATACAAGAAGCATTTTCTTGGGCTGTCGGACAACGTGACGTTCTTTGTCGAGCAGTTGGAGCCAGTGAAGGTAAGCACGTACCACTACCGTGTAATTTTTAAGCCAGCATCCATTGTCCCTGACATTGAGATTAAGTAGGAGCGCAACATGAACCACTTAAAGAACGTATGGCAATGGCTTGCAGACCACTGGGTAATGCCAACACCCGAAGAACTTATTGCCGAGGAGTTAATTCACGCACGGCGCAACAAGTTACGCCACCAATCGAGCATGGAGTACCACACCGCCATTGTTGCCTACAACGTGGCACGGATTAAACGCTTGGAATCTTTGACTGCAAAGCAGGAGGTGGTGGAATGAATTTACATCAATGCCAAGCATGGGCAGAAACAAATGGTTTTGACAGTGCAGAATTCTATGCGGATTTTCCTGCTGGAAAAATGAAATGTAAATGGCTTGATGCGTACTATGGAATGTTTTCAATTCCCAATGTTATTGATGATGGTTTTTTGATGGTTAAAGACATAGACAAGGAGTACCCCGACCTTGTGTGTGAACCTATCAAAAAAGAAAAAGAGGCGATGGAATTTAAAGTCGTTAACATCAAAACGAAAAAGGTTTTGCCCTACTACACCGATTGGTTTCCATCGGAGATTAAGCCTGTGCATAGGGGTGTGTATGAAGTATTTGACGAAGGTTCATACGCCTATTGGAGTGGCAAACTTTGGGGGTGGACTGTGCTTTCGGTGGCATCGGCAGCAGCTTGTAGAACCCCAAGGGGAGCAAGTCAACATAAAACTTGGCGTGGGCTTACAAAGAAGGCGGCAATATGAAAATCCTACACACAAAAACCCTTAAAAGCGGCAAGATTCATATGCTGGTTGAAGTTAGCCCCAAGGAATCCCTCATGTCAATCAAAGAGGATGAGCATTACAAACTCGGTGGTCAAGTTGATGACATTGTTAAGGGTCACGTCATAACCGAAGCGCATGGCGTTTACTGGTGCAGCATTACACAGCAGTGGGAGGAAGCATGAAAGATGAAAAACCATTAGAGCCTTGGGTCGTTGTAGCACCTGACGGTTTGCGTTGGATTGGTCTTGCTAAGAACGAGCACCACGCATGGCAGTTTGCTTTAGGCTGGCCTGACCAAAAAGAGATTGCGGATACCAAGGCGATTGGCTGGTATGCGGTTAAGGGTAACCTCACATGGAGCAAGCCATGAAAGAAGTATTGAAACTTGCGCTTGAGGCGTTGCAATGGAGCAAGCCACACAAAGATGCAGTGATTACACACAGTGAAGCCATCACCGCCATTGTTGCAGCCTTGGCACAGGAATGTCCGAACTTAAAAAACTGCAAGGGAGCTTGCTTTCAGTGCGAGTATTTCAATGTAGATACAGGCATGATGGAATACCCCGCAGCACAGCCAGCACCTGTGCAGGAGCCTGTGATTTATCAATGTCCGAGATGTGCAACTTCTATGCAAGTTGACCTAACCGCAGCAGCCTTGGCACAGCCAGCACAGCAGGAGCGTGTGCAGACCGATTCTCTTGCAGATATTGGGGCAGCATACAAAGACATTCATGCGTGTTTGACCGAAACTTTACAACTCTCGCGCAAGCAGAATGGTCATTCCCGCCAGCCAGCACAAGAGCCTGACTATGCCTACCCGACTATTGAAGAATACGAAGAAATCACTGGGTTCAAAGTAAATGACACGTTCAGAATGGGATGGGCTATGGCTAGAGCCACCAATGACGTGTTTAAACAAATGGAGAAACAAAATGAAAGAAGCATTTGAAAAGATGACAGGTATGCCTGATGCGTGGACAAACCCTGCGCTGATGGTTTCACGAAACGCTTTTATTCAAGGGTGGGAAGCGGCGCAGACAGGGCATGACGCAGACGCAACCATCATTCAATATCACGAAGCCACAATCAAAAGGTTGGAAAAACGTATTGAAGAATTGGCACAGCAGGAGCCTGTGGCGTGGGGTTATAGAATTTGTGAATTTTGTGGATGTCACACAAACGCAAAAGCAAGAGCGTGTTGCGATGCGGGGCGTGATGCTGACAAAGCATTGGCACAGCCAGCATCCAAAGGTTTTTTAGGTGAGGTCGATATGGTTGGAAAGTTTGTCAGCGATGTAAAGGCTAATTTTTTTGACGAGGTAAATAGATTGACTGACGAAGAAATCCTTGATTTAGTGCGCTTTGCAAAAGCCCAGCCAGCACAAGAGCCTGTGTCGGTTACTTATAAAGAAGTTGCTGACGCTATGAATTCGTTGTGGAACGGGACGCTAGAGCAACACCAAATTGCTGAACAAATGGCAAACAAAAAGCTCTACACCACCCCGCAACAACGCCCTTGGGTGGGGCTGACGCATCAGGAGATATCTAATGAGGTAATTTCTGACGAGCCAGATTTTGTACAGGGGTTCGTTCAAGGCGCACGGTGGGCAGACGCCCTACTTGAGGAGAAGAACAGTGATTGAAATTCACAAACACACTGACTGGTTAAACGCTAATAGATACACGGTAGAAGAACGCGAACGGATTTGCCGAGAACTACTTGGCGAGGCGCAATATTGGAACATACACCTATACATAAAGCACATGCACGACAGCACAAAACGCCCTTGGGTGGGGCTGACGGATGAGGAGATTGACTACCTCTATGTTGAACATCGGGGTGACGGTGGGCCAACAGCAATATGTGAACAATTTGCTAAAGCTTACGAAACCTATCTCAAGGAGAAGAACAATGGATGACAAAGAACTACTTGACTTTGTAGAGCAGCGTATGTTTAACGTGATGTTGGAAGGTTGCCTAATGAATGACCACTTAGGTATGCCATACGATGTTGGTGTATGGACAGTGGCTTTTCGTTCAGACATCATTGCCCGACTGTTGGATATGGCGAAGGAGAAGAAGCTATGAAGACAGGCATGATCCCACCTCACCCCCCAAACTGGGCGTACTTCTATGAAGACACTCCTAAGCTATACCATGACAACGCAGGGAACTACCTGATTGGGTTGGCTAAGATATTCGGCGCTCACCTATGTATAAGCGGTAAACATGCTGGAGTCGTAGACCATGAATTTGTAGATAACAAGTGCATAGCGTGTGGCGTTCAAAGAAAACCCCGCGAACATTTTTAATAGGAGAACGCATGACAGACGATAAATTAAAACCGCGCACTGTTCTCACAAGTGCGGGATACATTGCAGACGAAGACGATGACATCCAAGTCTACCAACGCCCTTGGGTGGGGCTGACGTTTGCAGAAATATGCGATGCCGAAGTGGTTGCAACGGATGGCTTTAATAATTTCTCAGAACTGAAATTTGCCCGTGCCATCGAAGCCAAACTTAAGGAGAAGAACACATGACCTACGGAGAATTTTTAGAGGACGTGTCATCCAAGTGTCTGCATGAAACCATTTACACCGACAGCGAGGGGCATCCAATTCTTGTGATTCGTCTGCTTGATGCGTATGGCATGGTTAACAAATTACAACGCCCTTGGGTGGGGCTAACCAAAGAGCAAATGCTTGAAATCTTAAAAGAGATAGACCCTGAAGCACAACGGCTTCCAATTGGGTTTCGTTTGTTTGCAGATGCCATTGAAGCCAAACTCAAGGAGAAGAACACATGACACAAGAAGACATTCAAAAAGCATGGAACCTAATGTCCACGCATAACAGTGAGTTGATGCTGGAGAACGAGCGTTTAAAACAGCAGCTTATGCAGCGGAGTCTGTGGTA